CCTACTCGATAAGTTAAGTAAACTAGACAATGAGTAACTAACAAAAATGGGGCCCTAATTGGGGCCCCTTTCTTTATGCTAACCGTTAGGCGTTAATTAATCCCTACCATGGGGGTCGGGATTAGAGAATATCCCCCAACTAACTAAAACAAAAGGCCCCCGCTACGGGAGGCCCTAAACAATCAGCACAGCCTACAATCAACTATTGAACCATCGGGGTTTGATAAGCTCCCATGGTTCGCCCATATAATTCTCGATGAGATCGATCAATTCGGCATCATTGCAGGATGCTAGGTTATCACTCAAGAGTTCTAGGTAGGCTTTAATCACGGCGGCGCGGTTGACTAGCTTCAAGGGAGAGGGAGCGGAGGGGAGAGGGAGAGGGAGAGGGCCCAGGGAGGGCCCTAGGGCGATCAGCGACCGTAGAGGCGAACCATACAAGAGGCTGGATCGGGCCCGGCTTGACAGGCCCGGAGAAGAGCGCGGTCCTGAGCTTGTAGATCAACCACAAACCACAGTAGGGCGGAGCCGGTGAGGGTGACCAGCAGAGCGGAGCAGCGGCCGGGGAAGCGAGAGAAGAGAGAGAGCATGGCTTGAGAGGGGAGGGGAGCGGAGGGCGGCCCGGATCGCTCCGGGCTTGTGGCCATTATGAACCCTAGGGCGAGAGTGTCAACCACTAGCGGCCCCATCGTTACAAAAGTTAATCATCGCAGGGCCCCTCTGCTAGTAGCCAGCGAAGCGTAGCAAGGGCCCCACTAGTAGCCACAAGCTCCGGCAGGGCCCTATCTGCCCAGTCGTTGAATGCGTCAGGCCCTAGGCGGATCACAACGGAGGCCCATCGTTGGGCGAGCAGATCAGCCACGGGAGAGGCGAGGCGATGGGCGGAAGCATCATCGTGGAGGCGGTAAGGCGAGGGCGGCAGGATATGGGGCGAGAGGCCAACGGAGCGGAGCGCCGAACCACGGGAGGCGAGAGGAGAGAAGGGAGCAGCGGAGGCCATGGAGAAGAGAGCAGAGGAGAGGAGAGGGAGAGGGGCCCTCAAGGGCCCAAGTGGAGCAGCTAGTCCACCAGCCCTAGGCGGCGGATCTTGACGGCTGTGGTTGTAGCGGTGCGATAAAGAAGGCGGAGAAGGCGGCCACCAGGGAGGCGGAGGAGGAGAGACCGCGAATCACGATGACCCACGGAGCGAGAAGGCCACACCTTGAGGCGGTAACCGCCCACCAGTGGAGCACAGCGAGGAGAGCGGAGAAGGGCGAGGCGGACAATCCTACGCGTTCCGGAAAAGTGAGAAGGCCCCACTGATCAGGCCTCCCACTGGGCGAAGCCACCACCAGCGAGGGCCTGCCACTCTCCCACCACGGGCGAGAGGGAGAAGGCCTTGGAGGCGGCACCAGCACCAGCGCTGCGTTTGGTGCGCAAGATCACAGCCACGCCATCCCAAACCAGGCCCTGCGGCCCTTGCGGATCGTTCCAGCGATGATCCGTCACATCCCCATCGAGGCAGGCGAGGCGAACTACGGGAGAGAGGCTATCGGCCCGGAGAAGGAGACCAGAGGGGAGCTCCCAACTCTTGGGGAACCCTGCAGGCACTGCTAGGCGGAACCCTGCAGCCACGGCCTCAAGGCTACGGGCGAGGCCTTGAGGGCGATCAGCAGCAAGGGAGGCGGTGGTGTCAACTCCGGCGGCCCGTTGTGCTCTGAGCCCATAGGGGCCCTCTAGGGGCGCCTTGCTGTATTCGTAGGGCTCCAAGCCGGGGACTAGGGCGAGGGCCTCTGGAATGGTAGTTCCAAGGCCCGGCGCTACCGGCAGCCCGTAACGGTGGGCCATGGCCCGGGCCTCGTCAGCGTAGAGAGTGAACCGCAGATCATGCCATGGGAGATCATCAGTGCCACGGAGGCGAACCGCGAGGGGGAGGCCCTGGGCCTGGGCCTTCTTATATTCGCGGGCAATCGCCCACAGCACAGCCACAGCATAACCACCCGGATTGTAAATAAAGGCCATGGTTCGGCGGGCCCTGCAGGATGCGACCGTAGTGGAGATGCCCCCATGGCCCGCCCATGCGAGGCATCCAGAGCGACAACCGGCAGAGGCCCATGGGCAACCATCATGGGCCCCCACTAGTCCGCCGATCTCATTGCGGATCGCGAGAGCTTCGAGCCCGTCAATGCGAGAGCGAGGGGCGGTGGGCCCTGCGGCGGCCCCATAGACGGCTTGAGAAAGGGAGCGGGCCGGTAGGTGGTGAAGGATCACAGCACGGGCGAGGGCGGAGCCCTTGGCAAGCTTGGCATTGGAGGCCCCCACGGTGAGGAGCCCGTCCAAGGTCAGGCCGAACCGGGCGAGGTGGGCCTTGGCCGGAGCATCAGCGGAGCGGAAGGCGGAGCGATCATCGCGGGAGAGGGCGAAGGGAGCGGAGGCGAGGGCGGAGGCCATGGAGAGCGGGGCAGCGGTTGACGGTTGGGCCGGATCGCTCCGGCATGGAGAGCATGGCACAGGCGAGGGAGGCCACCAGCACGGGCGGCCCCCATGGTTACAATTCTTTACAATTAAGCAAGGGCGAGGGCGAGGGCCACCAGCGAGGCCTTAGGTAGTTTCCGGCGGGTGCCGGTGAGGGCCCGGAGCTCCTTACAAGTGAGGGCCTCAAGCGAGGCGGCCACCACAGCGAGAGGGTGGGCGATGGGCGGAGCGAAGGGAGCGGAGGGAGCGGAGGGAGCGGAGGGAGCGGAGGGAGCGGAGGCCACCACCACCGGCAGCGAGGGAGCCACCACCGGCGAGGCGGAGGGAGCGGAGGCGAGGGCGGCAGCGTAACGGCGGCCCATGGCGGCGGAGGCGGAGAAGAGAAGGCGGCGGCCCTCGACCACCACCAGCCAACAGAGCACGGCTAAGGCCTTGAGACAATCAATCACCACGGCGGCCACGGTGGGCCAATCAATATGGGAGGCGAACCACCGGCCACCAGCCGCGAGGGCATGGAGAACCGGCCACAGCAGGCGGCCCGCAATGCGGCCCATGGAATAGGCGATGCGGATGGATCGGGCGAGGGCATCAAGGGCCCATAGGATCGCTCCGGCGGTGAGAAGTTCACCGGCGGCGGCCCAGATGCGGGCGGCAGCGAGGGCGAGGGCCTCGACACCCTGGAGAGCATGGAGAGCGGAGAGCATGGAGAGCAGAGCGGAGGGATTAAAGAGAAGAACTTGACACCGGCGACGCGTTCGGCCTGCCGGTGTCTCGCCCATGATCCCCCATTGGTCACCACCAGCGAGAGGCGGGCCAAAAATCTTAATATATTGAAACAATTAAATAGGGCGACGCGGTTAGCTATATTTAGCGACGCGCGGTTTACCTTGAATAGCGACGCGCCGGTAGCCAACACCTAAGGGCGAACAAGTTAGGTAGATTTAACGGCGCAGATCTGAGCCAAAATATACCTATCAGGTTTTCTAATGGTAAAGAATTCAAACCATAAGCCAGGCTTATAATATAAGCTGAGCTTATCATTCAGCCCTCATTAATAAGCTGGACTTATAGTACATTTGTACTATTTTGGCCAGTAGTACATTTGTACTATCGGTAGTACATTTGTACTAGAAAATGGCTCATTTAGCCCTTCTTGAATTTCAGCGCTAGCGCTATATACCGCATTCTCGCCAGTCCCCAGCGGTTTTGAGCGCTCTATACCGCGTTTCAGCGAGTCCTTACCGCTTTCCGGCAAGTCCTTACCGTTTCCTGGCAAGTCCTTACCGCATATCAGCAAGTCCTTACCGCTTTCCAGCAAGTCCCTCAGCGTTTCAAGGGGAAAGTCCAGTCTTCATGTGGCCTGCAGGTTTCACCAAGCTCTGCAGCAAGAGTGGCATCTTCTTCGTCATCAAATGGGCCTCCCATGCCTTCCCCATCGTCCTCATACCAATACCATCCCTCCACGATTTCCGTGCCTTTGCAACATGTTTCAGAAAAGAAATCAATGATAATCACGAGAAGTCTCCAATAATATAATCAAACGGACCATTACCATGGCCAATACAGCGATCATCAAGCTCGTGCCTACGAGAATTCACATCCCTATCCCACGCAACAGTAAAGAATTCACCAGGATTAATAATCTTTCCATATTCATCCCGTATTGTGTAATTAAACTCATAAACCAGTTCTTGAACGTATTCCCACATGGTGGTCCAATTGTTTAGTCCTTCTTCTGGATAAACATGCAAGCCAAAGCACCATCCTTGTGAACTTTTGCCTAAATGTTCAACTGCTCCCCAACGGTAGGATTCAGGGGCATGCAAATAATAATTGGTGCTCATGCGTCCTCCACAAGCAGCCAGTAAGGCTCGTAAGCATTTAGGAAGTCTATCTGCTCCTCTTCAGTGGAGGGCCAGTCACTGGGCTCCGCCAGCAGGATTGCAGCCTTGCATACGGCACGACCATACTCTTCTGCATAATCACTGTGGTCCCAATGCCAAGAGTTGACGGTGAAATGGTCAACAGTGGCTTTGACGCCTAGCACGTCGCTATCAGGGTTAATGGACCAATCAAGAATGGAAAGAACGCTCACTGGAGGGCCTCACAGAGGATTTTGAACAGCTTAGGGCTGGAGCCATCAGGCCGGTATTGCACATAGGCATTAGGGCCTCTGTCCCAACCGCCTTCCCCATCGCTATCTACATCAGGCTCGTTTTGCCACAGACCAATGCAGGTGTCATCGTGAAAAATGCCAATGATGTCTTCACTATCATCCATTGCTAAGCGACAATGGAAAAGAATGTCCTTAATAGATGCAGCTTGATAACAACCATGGGAAATATTAAAATACGGGCCAAGGTCAGTAGAAGTGCGAATCGTAATCATTAGTCGTCTCCAATAATGCGAAAATCAGGGTCGTTGTCCTTTTTAATCCATCGACATTGATTAGTGCCAGGAATCACAACAAACATTTTGTCATGATGGTTTTGCTCAACAATGGCCATGGTCATTTTGCTACCAATGCGGCTCTTGCCTTTTGAGCTAATTGCCAGAATGTTAATGGTTTCCATGATCAGCGGATAAATGTAGTTGGGCGAGTCACGGGAGTAATCCAGTGGCAATTCTGCGGGAAGCATTCCTGCATTTCCTTTTGCCATAGCAGGGCCTCTTCAAGGGAAGGACCAGTGAAGCCGCAGTGACGAACAACGCCATCTGGCGTTTGCTCAAAGAGGCGATGGAGAATGACGGTCATGGTTGAAGCCAGTTGGGAAGCTCGCGCCTCGTTGAAGGAAGAATACATCAAAAAGGGGCCTAATGGCCCCGTCATTACATTTCGTAATCAATCCCAAATGCGTTTGCCGAGGGAGGCTGGCTTTTTAATGGCTCGCATGGAGGAGGGCACATCTTGCGAAACAATACGAGTGCCAGCAGGAACGGTGATGGGGCCCACCATGGTGGAAATGGTCCACTCGCTCCCCACTGGTCCATCGAGATACCAGCGGTGACACACATGCAGCAGACCGTGCATTTCAAGCGTGCGAAGCAGGTGCTGGGGCGAGCCATTGCGCTCGTTCACGGGGAAGGGCTCGGCCGAGTTGGGCAGCACCACTTTAAAGTCAAGGCGCTGGAGCCCTTCAAAAGCAGTGTAGGAATCGAGGGCTGGAGCGATCTGGTCAACAGTGTGGTTGATGATTGCCATGGTTGTAACCGGGATGGTGAAGCTCGCGCCTCGTGAGAGAACAATACAGCTAAAAGGGGCCCAGGGGCCCCGTTGTAACAAAAGTTTACAAAGGTTTGGTCTGGTCAATAATGCCTACGAGCATGCCTTCCACGTAGTCAGACACTTGCCTGAGCTTGTCGAAAGCTTCTGCACGTTGCTCACGAGCCTCGTAATAGGCATCAGCGCTTTGCACGTAATAATCTCTCGCGTTCAAGGTTGCTGCTGCGAGGGCCTCCACAGCAGCTTCGATGGCCTCATAGGCGGCATAGTACTCAGCCTTTAAATCCTGGCCACTAGTGCCATTGAGGTGGATGGTGGGAACGATGGGAGTAGGAGGTGCAAGTCTCATGATCAGCGGTTTTTGAGGGCGTAAAGGAAGCGCTCGGCTTCCCATTTGTGGGCAAACTGCTCGGAGACAGCGTAGGAAGTGTACTGAAGCTCGGTGACGCGCTCCCAGCAATACACTTCCCAGGTGGCGCCATTGCGGCGGATGTCAGTGCCACTGTGTTGGGCCTGACGATCAGCCTCGATTTTTTCGAGATAAGAAGTCATGGTCTGGATTTGCGAGGGAGTCGAGCAGGAAGCGCAGCGGTGTTGGCAGGAAGCCAATGAGTGCTGCCATTAACAGGTTCATGATTGTACCTCCATCGCCAGGTGCCTTTGATGAGTCTGCCCCAATAGCAACGGCCTTTGAGATCGCAAGCACCAACAACAGCCGGACTCAGGCCATTCTCAAGAGGAATGGGTGCTGTGATGGAAAGGGAAATGGTTTCAAAGTTCATGATTCAGAATGAGATGACGGTGCCGTGGGCTTGAATCTTGACCACGCGCTCGCAATCAAACGAACGCCATGCGCCTTCACCTTCTTTACGAGCAACTGCAAAATCACGGCAGCGGACGATGTTGGGCTTCTTCAGGGCGTGGCCAGTGCCTTTCACTTCCTGCGTGTCGCGAGGGTTGAACTGCAGCTTGCGGACAGTGCCATCAAGCTTGGTAAATTCCACGCTGATGATGCTGCTGCCAGCATCGTGGATGAAGCTCTTGATCAGAGCAGTTTTAGATTGGGGCTTGAGCATGGTGGTTGAAGCAGTGGTGAGGGTCGCGCCTCGTGAAACAAGAATACAGGCAAATGGCCTCCCATGCCAGCGCTGTAACAATTCTTTACAAAACAAAAGGCCCTCAAGGGGCCTCATGAAACTTCTTGAAGACGTGAATCCAAGGCTAGCCTGGATGGCTTACTGAAAGAAGTTTGGAGAATGGTAGCACACCTTGAGACATTGAAATCAGAGCGAACTGATTGATCCCTTGAAAGGCGTGACTAACGGTACTTCCTAACGCCTTAAATCCAACGTGGGCTGGATAACGATCTAAAGGAAGTTTGAAGAATTGTAGCACGTCCTAAAGCCATAAATCCAAAGCAAATTGGATGACTAGTTAAAGGACGTGACTGACGGCATCTTGATGCAATAAATCCACAGCAAAGTGGATAACACCCTGAAAGATGCGTGATTGCCGCTGGAAGATGGGCTAAATCCAAAACAAATTGGATGACATACTAATTCCAGCGAGCTACGCAAGCTTAGCCCATGTTTACCGTTGTAACATAGTCATTTTTCACGATGTCGCGAATCACTTGCATGGCCTCCACTACAGAACGACGAAACGTCTTGCGATGGCCACGAAACTGCTCATCCTGTTCTGGCGTGAAGTGGTAATGGCTCAACACTTTGCCGCTGTCACTGGCTTTGCGTGTGTCCATCTTGCCAATGATATAGTTCTTGGCAACGTGATGATTGAGATTGGACCGTGCAATGCCGCCTTTTAAATGGAAGGGACCATTGTGCAGAACGTTGCGTGACAGCCAGCGCAGTCCAGGGATGGTGTCAGTGTCCAAGCGCTTGCGAACCTTGCCGTCAGGCTGCAGAAACAATGATGCAATGGTGTAGAAACGCATCATGCGCTTGCCAGAAGCGTAGAAATTGCCATCCTTCTTCACGCGATCTACGTCAAACACTTCACGCGCTTCCATTGAAAGCTTGCTGGTGATCAGCTTGAGATTGTCCTCAATGAACTGCACGACTTGGTCGCTCGGATCTTCGTAGTCAAAACGACGAGCCTTGTTGAGGATGCAATTGGTTTCATGCTTGAAGGTCCATCCTGCCTGCCTGCTGTTGCTGGCTTCAAATGTTTTAGGTGGATTCATCAGTGGCATGTGAGGACTGTTCACCACATGGTTGTAAATGGCAACAACGTCCACTGCGTCTGTTTTGTCCATTGTTCCCCAGCGAGCACGAGCCTTGGCCGTGGATTGATGCGGAAACAACTTAATCATGCAGTCTTTAGTCTCTGCACGTGCGTAAAGGTCCAGCAGTTCTTCGGCCAGGTACACCTGTGCAAGGCTGGAATCTTTGCGAGGGCTACCAAGATGCGCCTGCTCGCAAATCAATGTGCTTCCCACTGGAAGCCATGCGAGGGCAAAGAATTCATCGGGTGACAGTTCAAAGATTTCCTGAGTGAAGGAATCAAAGACTGTCCAATGGTTTTGGCCAAAATCGGCCACAAAAATACGGGAAAAATTAGAAGTCATCGCTTGAAAAGGGATCTGGGGGGGGGTAGAGCAATGACTTTTTGATTCCAGAGAATTTCTGGAAGAAGATCTAAATCGCTCGTGCCGAAATAATAGTGTGAATTTTTGCAAACTCCCTAAGCACATAAAAAAGAGGAGGCTTTCGCCTCCCCTCATTCACCTTCGCCTTGCGAGCTTACCATCACGCACGAGCAATGCACACTTGTGCCGTGCCACTGCCAACACTGGCTATTTTGGCAAAGGCACCGTAGGACAAGTCCAAGATGCGACTGCCATAGTACGGGCCTCTGTCGTTGATCCTGACGGTCACAGCCTTGCCATTGGCTGGATTGACCACTCTAATTCTGGAGCCGAGAGGGAGGTAACGATGGGCAGCAGTGAGGCCATAGGCATTGAAGCGCTCTCCATTGGCAGTGCGTTGCCCATTGAAGCCATCTCCATAGCCATACCATGAGCTAGTGCCGCATTGACGCAAGGAAGCAGCTTCACTGACCACTGGCACGAAGGTGAGGGCAGCAAAGCAAACGAAGAATAATGTTTTGATCACAAGAAAAAAGAAGAATGTCAGTTTGGGCTGACAGTCGCCTGACCAGCAAGAAAAGGCTAACACGATTTAAAGGGCGGTTAACCGAACACTGCCTAAGCCTGGGGCTAAGCGGCAATGGCATGGTATGATTTGCAAGTCACTCGGTCCTGAAGCTTCGGCTTCGCTCTACAGCCCCCACGCTCGGAGCCCGCAAGGATGGACAGTATGGAGAGGGTGGTCTATTCCGTAAGGATTGACCGGGCTGTTGTGGTGCCTGTTTGGGCCCTTTCCCCTTTGTTGAGGAGCAATGCTATCGGAGGGTGATAAAGACGAGGAGGGCGTAAGCCCTCCTTTTCTTTTGTCTATTACTGGCCGGATCCAGGAGTACAGTATTGAGGTATGGATGGCAAACACCTGATTTGTGAGGCAATCAGCCTCTCGGAACTCGTTAAGCCAATAAAAAGGGGCTCCCTGAAGGGCCCCTTTCTTTCTGCATCTAATTTGGCGCTAATTAGACATTCCTTTCAGCTCGTTGGCAATAGCCAGGAATTCATCGCGAATTTTCATTTGCCTGGCGTTAGTTGACACAGGAGTTACTTGCACTACAGCAGCTCGCAGGGCGGCGGCGGCAATGGCTTGAGGTGTGTCGATAGTTTCCCAGGGCACAAAGGCCGCATCCAGCACTGCCTGCGCGGCGGGGGAAAGAGGCTCTGGCCCCGGTGCGTGTTCACCCTGCGGGCACAGTGCGTTGAACTCTGCATCGTTGAGGTGGCTGAGATCGTTGGGAATGTGGTCAGTCACTGGGCAATGCCTCCAGGGCTTCGCGGATGGTTTCCCCGTCGTGTCCATACCCATCAAAAAGATGCTCAAGTTTATCAAATGTCTCCAATGCCCGCTCCTTCAGCGTTAGCGGCTTGGGGCGGCGGGAGGTGCGGAGGGCATTGATATAGTGAAGGCTCTGGAGTTTCACCAGCCACGCACAACACGCCTCCAGCTCCTGGTCGGCGCCCCAGCGGGCGGCGCTGTCAATGAGGTAGTCGTACACGCTGGTGTTCGGTGCTTTGTCGAGCCACTTGTCGCGCAGCTCCTGCGGTGGGGAGGGGATTGGGAAAGAATTAGTCATGATGCAATGGCAGCAGCGTAAGCAGAAAGATAAGCCTGGAGGTCGTCAGCAGTGGGAGCTTGGCTTTGCACTTCCTCATGCTGGTCAAGATGCTTACGATAAGCAGTCTTCATCGAGAAATACATGCCTTCGAAAGAACGACGATTGCCAGCATTGGTTTCTTTTGCCATTGCTTCCTCAAGAGTGGTTAGCCACTCCTCAAGCTCTTTAATGTGAAAGTGCCAGGCAACTACGGGCTGGTCAAGATTCATTACCATTGCGCCCTTGTCAGTGAAGACGCTAGTAGTGTTGGGAATGCTTTCCAGGAAGAGAGCCATGAGAGGAACCATCGCTGGTCTGTTGGGTACTGGCCCACAATGAACGAGACAATGGGGGAAGTCAAGCCTTGTGGCTATTAGCGTTTCTTATCTTTAGCCTCGCTTTTGAGGCTGCCATCACTGCGAACATAACTGCCCACTGACAATGGCTTGTCACGCCATTTCACTGCCATGCAATGGGAGAAGCCAAGCGGCACCATCTCGGCATAGCGATTAGCCCTGTCCAGGACAGCCTGGAAGGCTTGTCTTTTGGCCTTTGTTAAAGGGCTAGCCGGTTCTACTAAAGCTGACCGGGCCCAGTCAGCCACTTCAGTGATGTCTTCTAAATCGTTCGTTCGAATGACAAAATGCTTGCCACGGCGCTGCAGTTTGCACCACGCAGGATGAACTGGTGGATTCTCGGCGGCAATGGCCTCGGCATCGGCCAACAAAGCTGGCGGAATACAGAGATTAACAATGGGGGGAAGTTTATTTGTCATAATCGTAGTAGGTGATTTCCCAAACTTTGACAATTTGTTTTTTGGGATATGAATGCTGAGTTAAAGCGCGGGCAGTTTCTGCATCTTTGGCAATTAAGGAGATTTCTTGTCCGTCAGAAAATTTAACGGCAAACACGTCAAACATATTGCCTTTAATCATTGTTGTTAAAGAATGAAAAAATGTCAATACCTTTGTCTTCACAGCTTTCCATAACTGCTTGGCCCACCAGGGCCTTCAACATTTTTGTCCATTGCTCACTACCACCAAAGCTGCCCACTTCTTCAATGATGCGAAGGGCAGTGGAGAGTTTGCTCACGTCATTCATAGTTAGAAGAGCTTCTGGCCAGCCCTCTGCTTCCACATGAGCCTGGATGGTTTGATTGTGGATGTGCATCCATTTGCCAATACAAAACATCCCCACTTGACGAAGGCTTTCATCACCATATTGCTCCAGCATGCCTTCTAGCGTTTTAGCTAATTCAGGCGGAATGCCAAAGACCGCTGGATTATCCAGCATGTCACTGAGTTCCTCGTCAATTACGTCGCGTTCAACTTTCTTGGCATTAGTGGCCTTACGAAGAAAGTCGTCAACAGAACCAAATTCCATAGAGGAAGAAGAGGATGCGTATAGTCTGCCTTAAAAGCTAGGCGCTTGTCAAGATAGTGAAACAATGGCGGTGGAAGCATCGTCATCAAAGGAAGTGGTATCAATGGCAGTGGCATTAGCTTCACGCTCTTTGATGTCGCCCACAGTCTTTGCCAGGTCATCCAGAAAGCTCTTGTAGTCTTTCTTCTCTTCCTGCTGTGGACGTAGTTCATTGAGGCCCAGGAGTTTGGCTTGTTCAACAAGACAGTTCTTTGCCACGTTTAAAAAGCTGGCATCGCCAGCGCTTTCTTCTGTTCTAATAATTGAAGAGTCATCTGCATCGCTACTTTCGCTGGTGGTGATAGTGCGTTTCTTTTTGCTGCCTTCAAAGCTTTTCATTGCCACGTCCTTAAGGTCCATTTGTTCCTTGAGGAGGCGGGCACGATGCACATCAGCACTCTTGAGAATTTCTTCTGTATAGAGCTGCCTAATGTGCTTTCTATCTGCATTGACAGTTTCCTTGCTTAGCTGCAACACGCGAGCAATTTGACTGTTGCTCATGTTGGCTGCCAGCAGCTCGCTTGTCATATGACGGCGTTGCCCCATGAGCTCCTTGTTGTAAGGAGTTTTGTCAGCACCAAGCCCAACTTCATGCCTGATGCGATCAATTTGCTTTGCAGTGAAGCCAGCCTCCAGAAGAGTTTTCACTCCATATTTGAGTTCTGCTTCTGGAGAAGCAAAATTAATATCAGGCATTGGCATGGTAATTACTCCGAAAAAATGGAATCAGCAAAAATGGAAGCAGCAACAAAACCAATGGCAAACCAAATTAAAAATGTAATCATGACTTGGTAGGGAAATTAAATACAAGGCTTTCACTGGTTTTGATGATTTCATAATCACCAATGTCATCTTTTAATTTCTTAAGTTCCTTGAGGCTACTTTCCTGCTTTCTCACTTCTTCGCCATAGTCCTTTTCAGAACGACGTTGAATGCGAACAGAACCATGCTCAGTGTCCTCCTTATCAAGATCAAATTCCTTTAGGAATTTCATTAACAAATCTTTGTAAAACGTTTCCTTCTCTGCATACACTTTTTGTGCAGCCTTAATTGTTGCAAGTTTTCCAATTAGTTCGTTGATTTCTTCCATTGTCAAATTCCTGATGCCACTGCGTTGGTTTTAAAGCCATGATCAATCAGGCTTGTAATTTCGTGCAGGGATGACCGCCAATGGCGTTCACCCTTCTTGTCACGAGCACCATACATGACTCGTGATGACGGCCTTGGTCCACGGTCTGGCGTTGAGTAGCCGTGATGACAGAGCACCTCGATTAGCGTTCCATTGTGGTCAATGGAGGGAAGCTGATCGGGAGATTGTGGAGCGGTAGGCATTGGACGACGTTGATGTCGTAGCCAATATAGAGAAGAAGCGAGAAAAAGTAAAGAGCGCCAACAAAACGACGGCCTTGGGGGCCTACCCTCGCGAACGGCGCTCGGCAAAGGATGGTTAGGAGAGCGGAACGATGGAAAAGAACGGGACGAGTCTACACACCCCCACCAAGCTCAAATGTGCCAGCTAAAGAATTGGCCTATGAGGACCAGCCAAAGCCTTTACCAGCCCAGCCTTGCTCAGGCACCACCTCTGGCTCAATAGCTACTGTCTCGACAGCTTCAGGCACTGAAAAAGGAGCCTCAACGGACTCCTCCTTCACAACTACTGGTTTGATAAAACCTTTGTCCCAGATGATCATGGCAGTTATTACAACTGCCTACAGTTTAAAAGAAATCGTGCGCTGTTACAGGAGCGGGAGCCTCAACAAAATCAATATTGTCAACGTCAGGATCTGCGTAGTCCCAGGAGTGATAAAGACGCTTGCGTTCGTCATTGGGCCCCACCTCGAAGCTACTGGTGATTAAACCTTGCCGACGTGCCACTTCTAGCATTTTGCCCGTGGATGAGGTGTCCAAGCTGCCAGAGATCATTGCCACTTGTTGCTTAGTGAAACGCTCTGCTTTACGCATGTTGACCGTATTCACCACTTGATCCAGCTCTTCCAAGGAACCGCCCTGAGGGCCTGCGTAGTGCCAGCCATAGGACAAGGTGTCGCGCTGCAACACGTGCTTACCAGTGAGGCCACTCCTGCTTTTCAACCATTCGAGGATGAATTGATTGGGGTCGCCATTGTTCTCAGAGCGAGTAAGTTTTACCACTTCACTAACGTTGTCTACGAAACTGGTGGAATCCCTGAGGCCCCCGCTTTTGTTTAAGTGGTGAAGAATGATAATGCTGCATTTGTATTGATTGGCAATGTCGCGCAACCCATAGATGACATCACCAGCATTGCTCTTCACCAAATCTACGTCCATGCCAGACAGACAGGCAGTAAGAGAGTCAATGGCAACAAAGACTGGCCGGTTCTTCCTCACATAGTCTTCAAGTTGCTTCATGTGGCCGAAGCGCCAGTTCTCCCAGAAGTCAATGATGCCAGCCTCCAGACCAGCCTCTCTGAAACCAATAACGCCAAGCTTTTCGCTGGTGTCCACCAATGGTTCATCACTTTGAATGATCAGACTCTTGCCTTTATGGCAACGTCTTCCACTCCATGGTTCACCAAGAGCAATCTTGAGTGCCCAGTTGTAGACGATGGTGCTTTTGCCAGTGCCTCCAGAAGCGGCCAGCAGCATGACGCTACCCAGGGGCATGATGCCAGCAATCAACCATTCACGGCATTGGTCTGCATTGGCAATGGTGAGAGCGTCAATGGTTTCAATTTCCTCCTTGCCATAGATGCGACTTTTGGCCTCGTCAATAATCTTATCAACATTGTTTTGGCTCATCTTCACACCACGCATTTCTAGCCAGTTGGCAGTTTCGTAGGTGATACGAGCATCATTGGCATAGAGGCCAACAAAATTCTCCACTGTTGAAATAATCTCCTCATAGGCAGGCTTACCATCCTTGCCGGAATGCTTGCCCTTGGAGACGATGGAGGCAAGCAAGTCATCTTTGGTGACACCCTCAGCGATGTAATCAGCCAGGTCAAGACCGTTGCCACTGGGCAGGTTTTGCCATTCCCAAGAGCGTGGATCAGCGTAGAGCCACTGTGCTCCAGGGTTGTCGGCTTCCACTTCCTTCATGAAGGCAACACCTTGCTCGTCCCTATCGGGAGCTAGCACCAGCTTCTGATTCTTGAAGAGGCTGGCGTAGTCGCCATTGGTGCGGTACTGCTTACTGCCACCCAGGAAGGTGACGGAAGGCAGGCCAATGCTCCAGACGGCCTGGCAGGTGAGTTCACCTTCTACAACGACAATGGGGAGGCCAGTTTTGGCGCTCTCGGCAATGGCCTCTTCATACATGAAGGGCAGGATGTTGGCCTTCACC